TTACAATCAGACCGCTGATATAACTGTAAACGTAGGTCAAGAATTCTTAATTCGTGTTAAGAACGAAACTGGTGCAACGATTACCAACGGTAGTCTTGTATATGTTACAGGTTCTACAGACGGAGTTCCTACAGTTGCTCCAGCACGTTCAAACTCCTTTACAACCTACAAAGCAGTTGGTATGGCGACCCAAGATATCGTCAACAATGCAATCGGTTTTGTTACCGAGACAGGTTTTGTAAATGATGTTAATACAGGTGGATTGACTGAGGGTGCAACTCTTTATCTATCTCCCGACTCTGCTGGTGTATTTACTACAGTTGAACCTACAGGTAATGATTTTCCATATACAGTTGGTTGGGTAATTACTGCCGATTCATCTGCGGGTCGTTTATTGATTCGTAACTCTACTGAGACATTCGATAATGTCCGTGCAACACATGACATTGTTGCTGATAGAAAGATAAGTGCGGATAGTGCTGGATTCAATCTATTGAAGATGGATACTACATCATTTACAGATGTAGACGTTCCAAATAATCTTCCAGCATTCCGTGAAGGTAATCTGTTCTACTTCCAAGGCCCCGATGCACTGACATATTCTAACGCATCTATGAATGTAAAGATTGGTCAAGACGATGTTGTTCGTGTTTATAACAACTCAGGTTCTTCTATCGCAAAGGGTAAGGCAGTATATGTAACGGGTGCAACTAATGACTTCCCGACTATTGCACTTGCAAAGGCAGATGCATTTAGTACTGTTTACAACACAGTAGGTCTTACATCACATACTATTGCTAATGGTGCGTTCGGTTTTGTTACTGTTCGTGGTCTCTTTGGTGGTCTTGATACCTCTACATTTACTGTTGGTGACCGTGTTAACGTAGACCCCGATACTGCGGGTTCCCTCAGCGCAACATCTCCAACCTTCCCCGATTTCGCATTTGAAGTTGGTACAGTCCTTGTCGCTGACTCTGCTGGTGGTGGTAATGTCGGTGGTTGTATTCAGGTTGGACTACGTTCAGAAGTATTCGAAACACTACGAACAAGTGGTGATGGACGTATCGATGGTAACTTGACAATCGCTGGTAACCTTGATATACTTGGAACAGAAACCAAGACACAAGTTGCGACACTGGCCGTTGGTGACCAATTCATCTCCGTACAGGAAGGTGATACCGTTACGACTCAACGTAAGTCGGGAGATACTGGTCTAAATGACGTAACATTTAAAGACCACTATCAAGGTGATAATACAGAAACATTCTTCGTAGAAATCTTTGGTGCTTCGGGTGGTGGTGATACTATAAGATGGGGTATTGACTCCGCAAGTGGTGGCCCAAGAATTGGTTCATTCTCTTATAGTACATTTGATTCTGATGGTGGTGTTACAGACTACGTACTAACAGACGCAAACCGAAACAATATTCCTTTACGTAATAATATCACTCTTGATATTGGACAGTTCCACGGTCACGATTCAGGTGATGTGTGGAGTGGTGCGGTTGCACCTCTTAACGAAGACTTTGGTTTCTTCGGTAACTACAACACAGGTTCTCAACCATTTACTCATGCGGGTATATTCTACGATGCGTCCGCTTCTAAGTTTAAAATCTTTGATAGGTATGATTCAGACATTGCGGGTAATATCAATGTAGGTTCAGGTAACTTTACTCTTGGTGAACTACAAGCAGATACATTCACAGGTAATTTGACTGGTGCAGTAACAGGTAATGCCTCTACTGCGACACTGCTTCAGAACCCAAGGACTATTGCAATTAGTGGTGATGTTACTGGTACTGCAACATCATTCAATGGTGGTGCGGATATTACCATCGCTGCTGGAATAACTGCAAATACAATTATTAATGCAGACATCAAGTCAGATGCCGCAATTGCGGACACAAAACTTGCAACGATTAGTACTGCGGGTAAGGTAAACAACTCTGCAACTACCGCTACAAACGCAAACACTGGTTCGGCTATTGTCGCTCGTGATGCAAGTGGTAACTTCTCTGCGGGTACAATTACCGCAAACTTAACAGGACAAGCATCTGATATTTCGAATCATAATACGGGAGACTTATCAGAGGGGACAAACCTTTACCATACAACTGCAAGAGCAAGAGCTGCTATTAGTGCGGGTGGTAATCTAAGTTATAACTCTACTACGGGTGTGATGTCCTATACGGACTCTGATAGAAGTCCTACTTCAATAAGAAGTCTATTCTCTGCTGGTGGAGACCTTGGATATAATGCTGGTACTGGTGAGTTTAGTATTAGCGCAAGTAACGCTATTGACTCTTCAGGGACTCTTGCAATGTTCAGTGCTGCGAATAGTGGAACAGGATTTGGTTCTCTTGCATACAATAGTGGTACGGGTGCATACACATATACTAAAGTAACAGCTGCAAATATTCGTGGTCAGTTATCAGGTGGTACAGGTATCACATATAATAGTAGTACAGGTGCTATAACCACTACGGATGGAGATATCGTTCACGATAACTTATCGGGATTCGTTGCGAACGAACACATTGACCATAGTTCAGTATCCGTTATTGCGGGTGCGGGTTTGACTGGTGGTGGTACAATCGCCGCAGACAGAACCATAAACGTGGTTGGTGGTACTGGTATTCATGTTAACGCAAACAATATTCAGATTGATGACTCGGATGTCAGAGCTATATTCTCTGCTGGTGGTGACCTATCGTATAACTCAGGTACAGGTGAATTTAGTATAACTAAGTTTACCACTGCGAACGCACGTTCCTCTATATCCGTAACGGATGCTGGGGGTGATGGTTCATTAGCTTACAACTCATCAACTGGTGTAATAACATACACAGGGCCATCTGCTGCACAAGTCAGAGCACATCTGAGTGCAAGTGGAGATATTTCATATAATAATAGTACGGGTGTTATCTCATTCAGTGAGACATATTCAACTGCTGCTGAATTGATGACGGCACTCCAAACACTGGATAGTAATACTAGTGGATTGAATGCAGATAGATTAGATGGTCAACAAGGTGGTTTCTATAGAAATGCAAGTAACCTCAATGACGGTACTGTCTCTATTGATAGACTAGGTAAACCTACTAGTGGTGATTGGTGGAATAATGGTGTGGTTCATGTAGCTACAGATGGTGTATCCGAAATGGGTAAATACATCGACATGCATTCAACCGATGCTGGTACTTCTGACTTTGACGTAAGATTGACCGCTGCTACAGATAAACTCACATCTTCTCAACCATTGTATGTTAACTCAAATAGAGTATTGACTACTGCGGACGAGGGTGCAAACAATGGTTTAGATGCGGATACACTTGATGGACAACATGGTGCATACTATAGAATTAATGTATATAACAACAGTGGAACTCTCTTAAACTAAGGGTATAAATAACATTATGGCATCATATACTTTTTCAGACGTATCCAGTGTAGACAACTTTGATTTGACATCATATAACAGATGTATCGAATCATCTTGGACTTCACTATTAGAAGCATATCCGTGGGAAGCTGCAGAACTTGGTTCAGCAACGGACGATGAGAAGAAAGAACATTTAAGGACTCGTGCGACTAATCTAATAACTGCGCCAGACGGATTTCTTTGTAGGGTGTATACATGTTTTTACATGGGTGGTAACATAGATAGAGATGAAGGAAGAATAACAATAACATATCTCATATATGGAACTGACGATGAAGGCAGTAGAAGATACATCGCAACAGATGTATTCGAAATGAAGAAGGGTTTTAGGGTTTGGGCTCGTGCAAATAATTGTACGAACATAGATATAGTGTATAAGGATAGTGCAACATCAATGAGAAGCGCAATTCAAAATAGATACGAGAATCATTCAGCCGACCTTGGAACTTCGACTGAGTTAAATGAACGTGGTCAGGGTGGGAAGAAGAATCATTATAGATTACCTACCAGTCCCGATGCAGATTTATTGGATATTTAATATGGCATATACATTTACACAAGTAACATCCGAAACAGTTAATAAGACCAAACTGAAGAAGGCAATTGCCGACTCTTTGGATGGATTAAAAGAATCAGTATCTTTTGGTTCATCTACCGATACAGACGCAAAGAAAAAAGAGGTCATATTAAAAGTTGCTTTACGGATGGCAGATGGATACAAGACTAGCCCATACACAGATATCCTGCTTCAAGGAACACACCCGACATCACCTACATATTATGTGGGAGGAAGACTCGAAGGTTTTGATGCGGAAAGTCTACCTGAAAACTATGTGGGGGGTTCAGCAGATTTTAGTGGGGTTAGTCCATACTCAAAGATAATCATTAGTTTTACATTGTACCCCCGTGATACAAATGGAAGTAAAGCGTGGTTACACGGAGAAACAGGAATTAACGGAGATATCAGACGGGGATGGCGAGCATGGATGAGAAGTAAAGAAATTTATGATTTTGATATCGTGCATACAGTAAGTAATAATGGTATGAAGGGACTTATCGATAGTTACATGACAGGTCATGATGTTGATTTAGGCCAGAGAGATGAGTATGAACATGAAAACAAAACGTTACGAGTAACTAAAAACAGAATCAGCTCCAATCCCGCTGATGACATTTATACATAGGATAAACGATGTCGTATACTAAAATAAATTCAAGAGAAAAACTAACAGACTACTGTTTACGTAGATTGGGTTATCCTGTTGTAGAAATCAATGTCAGTGATGACCAAATTGACGATAGAGTTGATGATGCATTACAAATGTATTTTGAATACCACGCTGACGGTTCTCACAATCTAAGATTACCTCTCAAAATTACTCAATATCAAATTGATAGAGGTCGTATTGATTTTTCAGATATCAAAAATAGTGTTGCTGATGAACAACTATCAAATCCAATATGGGTAAATATTGCGGATAGGATACTTTCTGTTGCGGGAGTTTTCCCTATCAATGCAAATAGTTCAGGTTCTAACAACTTTATGGACTTCCAATACCAACTAAGAATGAATGACCTTGGTGATTTGTCACAGGGTGTTGGTGAGATGGCATACTATGAACAGTTGCAACAACATTTGTCTATGGTTGATATCAAGTTAACAGGACATCCTCAGATTATTTACCTACGAAGAGAGAATATATTATTCATTGAAGGTGATTTAAAATCGGGTACTAAAGGTGACCTTAAGGCGGGTGACTATATTATCATCGACTGTTTTATATCACAAAGAACCGATGGTAGTGCGGATACTTTATATGATGACATATTTCTAAAAGAATTTGCAACTAACCTTATTAAGAAACAGTGGGGAGAAAACCTATCTAAGTTTGAAGGTGTTACATTGCCAGGCGGGGTAAACATTAATGGACAGAGATTAATAGAAGAAGCCAATACAGAAATCGAACAGATTCGTCAAAGAATGCAACTCGAATATGACCTTCCACCGAATTTCTTTATAGGATAAGTAGATGGCCACTAATCCATTCTTTAAATACGGACAACGTTCTGAAAGTAATCTATACGAGAGTCTCGTTATTGAGGCAATCAAGATGTATGGTCAAGACGTATATTATCTTCCTCGTGAGATAGTCAACAAGGATAAAATCTTTGGGGATGACATTCCGTCACGTTTCAGTAGTTCTTATAAACTAGAGATGTACATTGAGAACACTGATGCGTTTGATGGAGAGGGTGATATATTCACCAAGTTTGGTATCGAACTACGAGACCAAGCAACGTTTGTTGTTTCGAGAAAAAGATGGAAACAACTAATTGGAAACAATCTAGACAAAAACAATTTCAGACCAAGAGAAGGGGATATCATTTATCTCCCAATGTCTCAGTCTATGTTCCAAATCATGAAGGTAGAGACCGAAACACCGTTCTACCAACTAAAAGATTTACCTACCTTTAGATTGACTACAGAACTCTTTGAGTACAGTGATGAAGACTTTGATACTGAAATCGATGATATCGATAACATAGAAATCGAAGGTGCATACACTTATCAATTGACGTTGGATTCGGATGGTACAGGAACAAACTCTTCAACGGGATATGTATTGGGTGAAACTGTATTACAGACATTTGATTCTTATTCTATGAAGGGTGAGATATCTAAATGGAATGATTCCGATTACACTATGGATATCGTACATTCAGGTGCAACCGATGGTTTGTTACATTCATGGAGTACTACAAAACTATTGGTTGGTCAGACCTCAGAAGCAAAAGCTACTCCTAGTCTTGTAACTGAATTACAAAACATTCAAGCCGATGCACAAAACAAAATCTTTGATGACTTCGAGAGTGACTTCCTTGACTTCTCAGAGTCTAATCCATTTGGAGACATATAATGTTTGGTGGTCACTTCTATCATAAACGAGTAAGAACAGCAGTATCAATCTTTGGTTCACTGTTCAACAACCTACACGTACTGCGACATAATAGTGCGGGAGAGACTGTATCTCAAGTAAAGGTTCCTCTATCATATGCACCCAAGAGAAACTTTGTTTCACGACTAGAAGAGATGAACAAGGGTGAGGATGCAGAACGTAGAGTTGCTATCAAGTTACCTCGTATGTCTTTTGAGATTACGGGAATGACATATGACGCAAATCGACAATTGCCTAAGATGAATACTCTATCGAATAATCTTGCGGGAAGTATTGTTACAAGAAAGAAATTATATACTGCAACACCGTATAAGATAACATTTGATTTGAATGTGTATGCCAAGTCTCAGGATGACGCATTACAAATTGTAGAACAAATTATACCGTATTTTGCACCACAATATACCTTGACAATGAAACCATTTAGTGATATACCCACACTAACTGAAGATGTACCTATCACATTAACAAGTACTGCCTTTCAAGATGATTTCGAAGGGCCACTTGAACAAAGAAGAACTATCATATACACACTCTCGTTTGATATGAATATTTCATTCTATGGGCCTCAAGGTTCAGGTGCAGTTATTCGTGATGTACGTAACAACCTGTTTATTCAGGAGTCGGGTCTTAGTGATAGTGATATATACCTAGAGACGTTAAAGATAACCCCAACACCTGTCGGTGTTAGTGCAGATAGTGACTATGGGTTTGACGAAACTATATTGGATAGTAGTGCATAATGACCGATGAAAAAAGAATTAAAGACGATTACGAGTATTCTCGTGATACCTACTATGACCTAATAGAAAAGGGTCGTGAGTCTTTAAACCTAATGATTGAAGTAGCTCGTGAGTCCGAGCATCCTCGTGCATTTGAAGTCCTTTCAAATATGATGAAAGGTATTTCTGATGTTAATGATAAATTGATGGATTTAAATAAAAAGCATAAAGACATTAATAAGGAAGATAAGGAACTAAAACAGATTGAGAATCAAACTAATAATCTGTTCATAGGTACTACCACAGACTTACAACGATTACTTCAAGCAGAGAATGAACCGAAGGTAATCGATGTTAAACCCGAATCAGAATGAGTCTTATCTTGGCAATATCAACGTCAAGAGGGATGGAGTTCAACACAAATTTACAGAAGATGAAGTCAAAGAATATATAAAGTGTTCTAAAGACCCTGTATACTTCTGTAAAACATATCTAAAAGTAATATCTCTTGATGAGGGTCTAGTACCCTTTACACTATATCCCTACCAAGAACAAATGTTCAAACACTTCAATGATAATAGATTCTCTATTGTCCTTGCATGTAGACAGAGTGGTAAATCTATTTCGTCCGTAGGATATATCCTTTGGTATGCTTGTTTTCATAGTGAGAAAACTATCGCTATATTAGCTAACAAAGGCGCAACCGCAAGGGAGATGTTGAGTCGTGTCACACTTATGTTGGAGAACCTACCGTTCTTTTTACAGCCTGGCTGTAAAGCACTCAACAAAGGTTCGATTGAGTTTAGTAATAATAGTAGGATTATTGCCAGTGCTACAAGTGGTAGTTCCATTCGTGGTATGTCTGTTAACTTACTATTTCTTGACGAGTTTGCCTTTGTGGAAAGAGCAAATGAATTCTACACTTCAACCTATCCTGTTATCTCTGCGGGTAAAGATACAAAGGTTATCATTACATCGACTGCGAATGGTATCGGTAATACGTACCATAAAATATGGGAAGGGGCTGTTCAGAAGATAAACGAATTTATTCCATTCACTGTAAACTGGTATGATGTGCCAGGCAGAGACGAAAACTGGAAGAAACAAACAATCGCTAATACATCACAATTGCAGTTCGACCAAGAATTCGGTAACACTTTTTTCGGTACAGGAGATACCCTCATTAATGCCGAAACATTACTGTCATTGCGTATGAACCCCCCCAAAAGAATTGTTGACGGGGACTTCTACATTTATACCGAACCACAACCACAACATGAATATCTCATGATGGTGGACGTAGCGAAAGGAAGAGGGCAGGATTATTCTACGTTTAACGTAATCGACATTAGCACAAGACCATTTAAACAGGTTGCTGTTTATCGCAATAATAATATTTCTCCAATACTCTTACCTAATTTTATATATAAGTACGCAAATCTCTACAATCAGGCATATGTCATAGTAGAATCAAATGACCAAGGTACTTTGGTATGTCAAGGATTATATCAAGACCTAGAGTATGATAACCTACATATGGAATCCGCAATCAAAGCTGATAGACTTGGCATTGAGGTAAACCGTAAGGTCAAAAGACTTGGGTGTTCTGCAATCAAAGACATACTAGAAGCAAAGAAATTGGATATTGTTGATGAGAACACCATCATGGAAATATCAACATTTGTGTCGAGAGGTCAATCCTATGAAGCATCCGATGGTAACCACGATGACCTAATGATGAACCTCGTGTTGTTTGGATACTTTGTATCAACTCAATTCTTCTCTGATATGACAGACATCAATCTAAAAGAAATGATGTTTGCACAAAAGATGAAAGAAATTGAAGATGACGTACCTCCATTCGGTATAATTGATGATGGAACAGATTATCTAAGAGAAGAACAACTTAAAGAAGATGCGATGCGATGGTATCAAACACACGGAGTTCGTGACATTGATGAGTGGTAGTCGTTCTTAAAATAAGATTATGTATAAATAAAAGCATGTGAAAATAACCGTATTA